CAGGTCACCCAATTTTGGCCCACAGGTGAGCAAACTCCAGAAGACAGGGTAAATGNTGCTTCTCGTTTTATCATTTATGTGTGCACTATACTTTATGTTATTCGACGTGACCCACGTGTATTCATTTTGGGTCTGACAGTATTAGGTGTNGTGTATGTTCTTTATAAGTCTAGAATGGTTAAGGAGAACTACGGTGGATCNGTTNAAGGTGTGAGCTGTCAGATGCCTACACCAAACAACCCTATGGGTAATGTTCTCATTACTGATTATACCGACGCCCCTAATAGGTTAGAGGCGTGCTATTACCCAACAGTAAAACCATTCGTTCAGGCTTACAGCAGTGATCGTATTCCATATGATGCTGGGCGTTCTAGGACTTCCATGCCCAAGTACCTCCGCAATGCTATGGAGCGTCAGTTTGTTTCTAACCCAGTGACGAAAATCCCAGGAGACCAGACAGCTTTCGCCGAGTCTCTTTATGGGCAAAAAAATGCACCAATGTGCAAGAGTGATACCCGCTTTTGTGATCCCAATGCTAGGGGTGTCCAGCTCGAAGCTTTTTCGGGTTTGGGAACCAATGGTGACAAACGCTCTGGTATGCATAGGGGAACACCCGGCACCGCTTAGATAAATATTCTTATGTAATAATAAATGGCGTATCAGCTTCAACCTGGACTTTCCATTGTTCAAAACTCGGGTGCCATAGCTCCCGTAAAAGCGACTGATGAAATTTTTGTATACCCCCAGCCCGGTAGCCTAAACTGTGGTAGTTGCCGACCCAACACTATGTTGTACGGTACTGCCCCATACATGGCGGGTAAGGGTTCTCCAGCACAATACATTGAGACAAGTGATCAGCTTCGTCCCCAATCTACTTCACGATTTAACAAGCATATCGTTCAGACATACGAGCGAAACCTGTTCCCCTTATCTAATATGGAGTGCAAGGTCCCTCTTCGTACAATGCGATATGAGCCCGCGAGTACCAGAGCCGAAGTCCAGAATGGTCTGTTTCAGCAGAGGTACCTTAATAAAAATGTTAACAAGAAGTAAGAATGGCTGATCCTATATCACTCATGGCCGTCGCCGGTCTTGTATTTGCGGGAAGGAACTTGAGTACCAAGTCCGAACCACCAAAAGTTACTGTCACTGAACCAGCACTGAAAAATCCAGAAGTTATAGAATCTAACAATTTCCAGCCTACAGCCGAAATTCCACACAAGAGGGAGATGGAGAGTTTCGGAGACATTTCTATGCAGCAACGTACCGGTGGGGAGGAAATTCTAAATATGAGAAACAGAATGTATGATAACGGTCGTATGAACAACCTTTCACCCATTGAAAAGCAAATGGTCGGTCCAGGTTTAGGTGTTGACCCTAGTGTACCCGCAGTAGGTGGCTTTCAGCAGACTTTTAGGGTAAACCCTGTTAATGTTGGTGAGTACAGGCTCACTACACTTCCAGGGCGTACAGGTCCAGCGGCTGATGTTACTGGTGGTCGTTCTGCTATGGTTGGTGAACTTACACACAACAAACCCGAAACTACCGCCTTTCTCCCATCTAGGCGACCTACCATGGCGGGACGTGCTCAAGGTATGTCTGGTGTAGTTCCTCGTAATGAGCATGAAAGGACTAAGCGCACCACTAATCGTTCGGAGACTGGTCTTCGTAACGATGGCTTAGGTTTCAATGGCGCTAAGCGATTCATCAGTGCTCAGACAATGTCCCAAGACCCCACTCGATTCAAGAGTGATCGCAACGATGAACAGTATATGTATAACAATCGCCCAGCCCCAGGTATCCACAGTCACCACGGTGCCTATACACAAGGCGTTGCTTCTCAGATAACTGCAAAGACTAATGAGGAACTCATGAAGTATGGCTTCCGCCCCGAAGATCGCAGAGGCAAGCCCAACAGGATGGGTAATGCTGGTAGGATGAATGTTCGTGAGAGCGCCCTCAAGCAGGGTGGTCGTCTTACATCTGTTCGCACCGATAGGACTCGTATAGATGGTCGTGTTGCCCCCGCCAATGGTGGTTGGACCCAAAACTATCAGCAGAAGCCTTTCCACCAATTCAACTCATACAAAGGTAACGCGAATCCTAACACTCAGGATCTAGGTATTGCGAAGAGACAACTTCAAAACAACCCTCTTGCACACTCTCTCTACCAATAGATTGTTGATTTATACTAGACGAAAACAATCATTAAAATATTATCCCTATATTTTAATGAAGGTCCACACCCTTAACATAGATAGTAGTGAAAGAAATACAAGTGTCTATGCATACGCCAATACTTACGTCGTTACTTTAGATAACCCTATTTACGATATATCTAATATAACACTCGTTTCTGCTCGTATTCCTACACCACAATTGATGACCTCCGCCACGAATAAGACATTTAGTGTAGATGGTGTTAATATTACACTGAATGAGACGAACTATTCAAATGGTTATGTGTTAGCTGAGGACCTGGATATAGAACTCGCCCCTTCTAATACGCATGTAGACAGTGTTATTTTTGATGAAGAGACGGATTCGTTAGTGTTTTCTAACACACACTCGAGTGGTGCTAATTTTACTCTTCAATTTTATGATGGTACGAATGGATATTCGAGTAATTCTTCACCAGTAACAACTCCACATCAAATTATGGGTTTTAGTTCCAAAAACTTTACGTCTACAGGTAAAATACTTCGTTCTGGTGCGATTAATTTAAATGGACCTAATTCTTTGGTATTAAAATTAACAACAGGCTCTGATGAGTTTACTCAGTCTATATATACTTCTACACCATTCTATACTGGTCATATACTTCTCGATGGATCGGATTTCGTGAACTTTAATGGTGCTGACGATAAATTAGTGCATCACTTTCATTCTGGAACACAAAAGATGATTAAGGATGTTAAAATCGAGTTTTTCTATATGAGTCATGGTCGATTAATCCCATATGATTTTAGAAATCAAGATCACGTACTGAAATTTGAAATTACGGGTTCTACGGATAAATTGGAGAATTTACCTAAAGTGTCATTACCAGAAGAAGAACCTAAAAAACCCGAAAAGAAAGAGCCAATCATAAGTATTCCTGAAGTTGTAAAGGATTCTTATAAGTGGAGAAAGGAGTATTTGTATATAGCGCTAATTATTTTAGCTGGACTACTCCTGATGTTTTTAATGAAAGGCAAACCTCTTAGCGGGTTATCGCGTAGACGGGCTGCGCAGGCTTAGAAACCTTACCGTTGACACGGGAGATGACTAAGAAGACAACCACGGAGAGGAGGGAAGTCAGGATAGCGGTGAGCGCGTACTGAGCACCACCGTTCTTGGGGACCTTTACGATCTGGGTGATGGTCCAGCGAACGAAGTCCATCCACGACATGGCAGCGGCGAAAGAGAAGCCACCGACAATCGAGTTGAGGGTCTGGGTCTGGAGTTCCTGAGTGACAAGGTTTACGGTCTGGAGAGCGGCGGCCGACATAGTGTTTGTTATACTATACAAGACGAAAAAAATTATTCTTTTGTAACTTCTTCTTTTTTAACTATTTTTTTAAATCGTTTTGCTTTTAATGTTTTTGTTTTTGAAAATAATTGTTCATCATCTGATGAATCATCACTAGAGCTTGAATCTAAGTTTGAAGTGTGTAACTTACTCTTATCAGAAAAATTCCATCCTTCAGGTTCTGAGATGCTCATTACTATTAATAGCATTTTTTAACATGTGTTCTGTCGGATTTTGGGGTTGCCAACTGTCCCAACGATCATATGCGTCGTTCATCTTGAGTAACGTCATATCATCCCCTGAATATCTTTCAAATGGTGGGCATTCATCGTCAGAAACAACTTCCATTTCTTCGTCAGAATCCTCTTCTTCGTCGTCATCTTCTTGGTAAACTTCAGGAAACATAGAACCCGTCTCCTGACCAACTGTGTACATTGCACAGTATTTCATTGCATATTCCATATCTTCTGGGAGAAGTGTATCTCTTCCACAGGCTTTGGAATATTCTGCTGCGAGTAAAGTACTTTGCTCTAGAACGGGTAGGAGAAGGTTCGTCATGGTATCAATGTATTGCTCTGCCATTCTGTCACCAGCATCACCGAAGCCAGTTTGCATATTCATCTTTAGTATTTGAGATCAAAAATAGTTTTCGCAGTTCCCTCACCCACACGGAGGATGTTATAGTTTACGGCGTATACTCGAACCTGTCTTGGAAAATCTATACATGGTGTCAGACTTAGGTTTAGAATTTGTTCTTTCACGAGACTGAAATTGACCTGTCCAGTTGGATACCATTCTTCTGGTTGTAAAGCGAAACTGTATGAATAGAACCGTCTAATGAGTTGGGTTTTTGAGTGATGTATAGCGGCCTGAACAGCCTTAAGAAATGTCATAGTCCCAGTGTCCTTGGTAATGATTTCCTGACCATCAAGAGTAAGTGTAAGATGATCCAAGTTCTCCCAAAGTATATACTTATTCCCAGTTTCTTCCAGTAAACCATCATAATCAAAAGGGGTAACGAAGTTTCCCTCGAAGTTTGAATTTGCTGCAGTGGGTTTACCAACACTTGTGTCGTATCCACTAGTAGCATTGACATTACTCCCGTGTCTCTGAACAACGAAATATAACTCTTTCACTGGGTTTACAAAATCTAGTTTAAATTGCCCTGTATTGACACCCAAACCTACATCAAAAACATTCTGTTGAATTTGTGTGATTAGGTAATCTCGCCTTGATTTTTGCATTTTAATTCTTTCTTCACAATCTACATGTACAATTTCTGCACAGAGTTGGAAATCCTTAATTTTCGGTTGTGGATTCTGTTGTGAAATATCAGCATAATCTCCAGATGTTAGAATAACAATCTCCTGTGCAGTCCGCAATTTGAATTCAACCTCAACTTCCTGACGGTTTATAGCACATAGAGGTATGGCAAGTTCTGGATGATTGTAAAAGTAAAATGGTAAATCTACAAAAAAACTGATATCTGCCCCATTTCCTAAAGCGTTTCGGGCAGCAATCAAAGGGTTTGAAACACGTATATGTGCCGTTCTCTCTGGAAACTTACCAATAAGTTCTTCTAGAGCATTTTGTTTCGTTTGGGTAACAAAATGTTCGGAATAAATTTGAAGATAATCACTTGTTAGGCGCTGAATAACCTTACCACCAATGATTAGATCTACATGTTCTATGAGGGCATGTCCAGCTGATTCTATATAACAACTCCCTACTAAGCTAGTACGAGGTAAAGTGACCTTTAAACTCAGGGTTTTCAGTAAATCACCTTGATTTTGGGGGATTTTAAACTTGACAGTACTACCAAAGTCAGCTTCATTCTCTGGGTCTAGATCCACATATTCATTTGAAAAGTTTGTATGTTTTTTAAAACTCTCCAAAAAATGACTATAGTCTGGGTCTAACGTAAAGAACTTCTCTTGAGGTCCTGAAGACATCAACTGAAGTTCACCAGCCATTACTACTATATCAATCTAAAATTTTAAACCAGCTAATCCACTGTTGATTCTCAATATGTTATAATTAATAGCATAAACACGTGTATCACTATCACTCGCTACAAATTTGGGATCAATTGTTATCGTAAGTAGTTTGTGTGATATACGACTCATGTTAACCTGTCCAGTTGGATAATAGACCTCAGGTTTGAGTGAGAACGAGTACATACCAAACTTAGCTGGTCCAAATTTAGTATTCCCAAATTGACCACCAGGTTCAATTGTACCAGAGTATGGTGAATTTATATGGTGTTTTAGAGGTTGTTCGTATGCAAGAAATTTTGTATTTTGGTTGAACACTACCTCATTATTGAAACGCAGTTCGGCATTTGTAATCGTATTATATTCATTCGGGTAATTGTTTTGAAAAGAAACATCAGATTGTGATACGAAGAAAAGTTCTTTGACTGGATGTTTGAAGTTAAGCATAACTGATTTTGTATTATCACCAGCTTTCATCTTGAATTTAGACATTTGTACCTGTGTAATGAGATAATCTAACGGTCTCGACTTCATGAAATTACTTTCATCTGGGGATACATAGATAAACTCAGTATCCATCGAGAACTTGGGAATTGAAGCAATTTCATCCCCTAGAGGACCACCAAATATAAGTTCAGAAAGAGGTCTGAGTTTAATTCTAACTTCTACAACTTGTTTAGTTAGGGCACATGTTGGTATAGCTAGGGATGGATTTCTATAAAAATAGAATGGAAGTTCTAAGAAATAGGTGTAATTCGTTCCGGAAGCATAACTCAAAATATTACCATGTCCAGTTAAAAAGTATATTGTCTGGTCTACATCATCACTTGTATTGTAAAGTTGTTGATGCATGTAAATGTACTCTCCTGTGAGTCGTTCAATAGGTTGTCCCCCTATAAGAAGGTCTGCATGCTCGATTAGATGAGTTATAACAGACGGACACCATATATTATCATTTGGAACACCATCACTTTCAGGTGTTGGGTCTTGGAGGGTTATCTTCAACGTAAGGTTCTTAACCAAATCACCTTTATCCCCAGGTACTCTACATGTAATGGTCTTATCAAAATCTATATCTCCATCAAATTGACTCTCAACATAATCAAAAGCAAATTTTGAATGTCTTTTGAAGTTTGT